ACCTGCTCCGCCATCAACAATTCTAAAGCCTACTAATTTTTCAAAAGTGTCCGTATAAACAGGATCTGTACCAAAAATTGGAGCTAATATAAGAGGTCTAGCAATAACACCTGATCCTACAAGAGGTAGAGCTACTTGAACTGTTGTGTCTTTACCAAAGCTGGATGAAATAGCAAAAGTAGAACTAGTAGTAAGCTGGTTATATGTATCTTGAAGTGAAGCAGTCAATACATCTGTGGCTGACCAAGTTCGAAAAGTTTTAGTTCCTCCACCAAGGGCGACAGTAGTTTGTGCAGTAATTTGTGTTACAGTCCCAGCTAATTTTTTTTCTTTTGCTGGACGCAAATATGTACTAAAATTAAAATCTACTGGATTAAGAGCCGTATTAAATTGACGTTGTCCACGAATAGGTGTTGTACCTGCCTCATTAACAGCAATTGTTTCTACTGCGGTTGTTTGAGTAAAACTTAAATCATCTAAAACTTGTATTTCTTTTGTAGTGAGCATGGAATGACCAATAAGCTCAATTTTTCCTCTATCAGGATCTTTTAAATCAACGTTTGTAGTAAAGAATACTTTACTATTGCGTAATAAATTAACTGACATAACTTATCCTTTTCTAGAAATAAATATTTTCTAGCTATTACAAGATTTTTATCTGCGCTTAGCATGTAAAATATTTTTTGTTAATTCATGATTTCATATCTAACCTGTAGATAAATTTCACCAACTGCATAGGGACTTAATAGTCCTTCATCTGTAGTTATTGAATCTATTAAAATTTCAGTGGTTTCATAATTGTTTATTTGATCGTAGACTATTTGACGATTTCTATCTATGCATACCTCTAGATCACTAAGTAGTGCTTCTAGTTGATCTTGTACTAGTTCTTCATCTTTACAGTATACTTTTACACAAACTGTTAATATGCCCCACTTAAAATTTGAAGGTAAATATTCTCTAAGTTCATTGGTAGGAGATAGATAAACCGCAGGAAAATCATTTACCTCGTCCCAAAATTTTAGTTTAGCAAAACTTTGATTTTGCAAATTAGTTTTATAAGGTCCAGTACCATCTATTGTTTTAAAAGATTCTGCAAGTGCTTTTATAATTTGAGTTCGTTTACTCATACGCTAATACTTCTTAGATTAGTAATCATTAATTGTTGTGCTATTTGTCTAATTGATTTAGATATTAATAGTTTAGGATCTCTAGTATAAGGGCGTTCTTGACGACCTCCTCTACTAAAAGTATCATAAGGATTTCGCATATAGCTATAAAATACACTAATCATTCCACTACGACTTTCAGTAATTCTTTGTGTTTGTACACTTTCTGCAAATCTACCGCTGCGTAAATTAAGTATATTTCGCTGATTACCAGTACCCATATTTTGCTTTATTCTATTTACAAGATTAGCGTTTAATAAATTTTGTAAATTAATTATTGAATCTGTTTTTGGTTTATTTAGTTGTTTCGGTTTAGAGTCAGTATATGTAATTTTTTTAGTAATACCACCTGATGTAATAACTATATTAGGAGTAGGTAATTTTTCAGATAAACTTAAACGTTTTTTGCTATGTTTACCTTTAGATTTTACAATACCATACTTTATAGATTCAGCTATTTGATCAGTTATAACTTGTTCAAAACTTTTAGAGAAACCTAATAAACTTATTGCTCTAATAAGAGCACGACCTATTGGTCCTTCTAGCTTAGTACCATATCTATATTGATTTTCTGTGCGTTCTTGAATAAACACAATATTAGCACCAATAGATCGTAATCCTTCTCTAGTATCTATTGATAATTCTGCATCTATTAAGTTTCCATAGCTACTTTTATTTTTTAACGCACGAATATATCCTTCTGCAATATTTTTAAGTCTAGTTAATCGTTGTACTCTAATAGAATCTGTTGTTTGTGCAGTAATTGCATTAATAGTATCTATTACTTTCTGTATTTTTAATCCTAGTGGAGTAATAGCAAGATTTGGGTCACCTAATATATGTCCAACATCAAAACCTTTATTATAATTTTCGGTTTTACCTGAGTATAAGTCATCTTTTAAATATTTTGCAACCTGACCATTTAAAAAATTAGTAAATAATGTATTTTTACTAGCACGTTCAAATTCTGAAAATAAAGCACCAACAATATTATTTCTATTTATAGAGCCTGTATAAACTACAGCAGGACTAGGAGGATTAGCTCCAGTAAAAGTTCCATCTGGCAAATAAAATCCGGTACTATGTACTATTAATTTGTATTTATAGGTTCGTTCAACAAAATTAATTATTTGTTCTTGTAAATCTTTTACATTTAATATATACTGTACTTTAGTATCCAGTTCTTTTTCTAGACTTGCTAAATCTTTTTTACTACCTAGTTTGGCTGTTTTAAGTCTTTGCTTATTTTCTTGATCAATGGAATCACGAATTTCTGCAGTAGTAAACTCTAATTTATCGCCTAATACCTCCGTTAATATTTTAATATTAAGCGGTATAAAATGATAGCGTTTATCTAGTCTTGTTTCTCGTAATACTTTAGTATTTAATTGTAGAAGTTGGTTACTAACTTCTCCTAAGGGATTCATTATGTATAATCCGCAGTATATTGATCTAGAATACGTTTAATATGTGCTGGAAAATTAGTACTAGCTATGTACTGTATTTGAGTTATATTTGGTGTAATATCTCTATTAACATGCACAGCAGTATTATTTTTACTATAGTATTCTATTAAGTCTAATATTGCAAGTTTTAAGTCTACTGGTGTACCATCAACATAACCTGCTTGATATTCTACTTTAAAACCAGCTATAATTTCGTTCCAGCGATTACCTAGTGGTATAGATCGAATACTATTTTCTGTTAAAACCCAATCTTCATATTTAACTAGCGGGGTATAACTTTGACCATAGTCACTACTCCAGCCAAAATCTATTATATCAACTATAGGAGTTTCACTTAATATAAATTCAGTAACGCCGCCATTAAATATTTCTACTTTAGGATCAAAAACATAATCAATAAATGTTCTACGGCAATAAGTTTTTACTAATTGGCTAATCATAGGAATTAAAAGATCTATTTCTTTATCTTTATTATTTGTAGTAATTCCCATATAATCTTTATATTCGTTTCTAGTAACTAGATCAGCCATATAAAACTCCTGTATGCCTCCAAAGTTTTAAAACTTTGGAGGCAGGACTCATAAGAATCCTGCCTATATAAACTACTATTAGGCGTAACGAACTACTGTGACACCTTGACCATCAGTTGTTGAAAGTTGTGTCATGCCAATACGCATACTAGCAACTAACACACTACGTTGATTAATAACTTCATCATCACTGTCTAAACGCATACCACGATGTTGTCCAACTAAGAAGTTACGTGGGTTAACAACTACTGCCGCTGCTGCACCGGTAGCTGTGCTTGCTGGAAAACTTGGGCTAACTAATACAGGTGTATTACCAATACTACCAATTTGACCAGTTAAAATTGTAGCATTTGGTCCAGCTTTATCAACTGTTAAGAAATTAGTATCTTCTAAAAGCTGATAATAACCGGTAGTTGTTACAAAAATAATTAATTCGCTAGGATTTAATCCCCAGGCACCTAGTTCTTTACGTGCTTCCATAATATTAGTAACAGCTAATTTAGTTGCTGCTGTTGCTAGTGTAACACTTGGAGTACCACCAACGGGGTCATAAGAAGCTAAACCTTTAACTGGAGATAATGTTGTAATATTTGCTGTTACAGTTCCTCCAACACCAGCACCAACTAACATAGCTAAGTCTAGTGCCTTAGCCATACGGCGACTTAATGCATCGCGGACTAGTGGGAGTACTGGAATTAAACTATCTTCATCTTCTTCAAAAGCAATAAACTCTTTAGTTGCTAGTTTATAAGCTGTTAATACAACTTCTTTTAATGCATGAGCGCGAGCTGTACCACTACTAGCTGGTAAACCATAGTTTGCTGATTCTGCAACACCAGCAGAAACAGAACCAATTACCCAATCAGCATTATCACCAGTATCTGGATTTACAGGAATACGCATAACTGGATTACTCATAGCAGTACTACGAATAGCACCGGCTACAACTAATTGCCTGCGCATTTCGCTTTCTAGAGTTGTGCTAATCTCTGTTTCCCATAATTCTTGCATGTTAACTGAGCCAACTGGGCCACGAGCTGTAGCACCAAAACTAGCAGCTGCTTTTTCTAGTATTAATTTACCATGCTTAGTGTCCTGCATAGGTCTGCGAAGAATTTTGCTGAGTAAAACAGCTTTTTCTTTATCGCTATAAGAAATTTCGGCAACAACAGGTTCACTAAATTGCATACGACTGCGTTGAATTGCTTCTAATTCACCACTCTTATTTTGTAGTGCTTCTAACTCTCGAGCTTTTTCTTTAATAGCAGCTTCTAAACCTTCTAGTGCTGTTCGATGCTCATGAGCTTGGTCTTCTAAACGCTTTTCAATGTCTGTTAATAAGCGTTCTGCACCAGTATCAACTGTTTGTACTACTGGTTGCGGTGTAACTGCACTTACTGCAGCTTTAATTTTAGCTTGTAAAGCTTCTTCTTCTGCTACTTTACGCTTAGCCTCTTCAGCAACTTTTGTTTGTGCTTCTAGTACGGCTTTAGCAGTTTGTTCAGCAGCTTTAGCAGCAGCATCTGCTAATAATTTTTCTAACTCTTTTGGATCCATATCCCATTCCTCTCTTGTAGTGCTTTTTGCAGCTTTAGGAGTATCGAGCTTTTTAGCTGATGTCTCTAATGCTGATACAAATTGCTGTTTATATAACTCAAACTCTTCGGCATTGTCAAATGCCTTAGCTAAACTAAATAGTGTGTTTTGATTAGCTGGAATCGAAACAACACTAATTTCGTGTAATTCTAGTTCTTTGATTAAAAAAGACTCTGAGGCGCTATCATAGTCTGCGTCACGAACTTTAAAACCTACACTAAATGCACTTAATATACCCTTTTTAATCAGCTTATAAACATCACCTACTTCTTGAGGGATTTGTGCACGTATCCACAATCCTAAATCAGTAACTTTATGTTCTACCATTTTACCAATAGGCATTTGATGATTATGATAAGCTAATATAATTGGATTTTTAAGGTAATTAATTAGTCCTTCATTCCATGCCTTCATAGGAATAATATCACCTTGTCTATCTCGATCTACTGTACTAGCATATCCTTCAATATAAAGACTATCATCAGTTTCTATACCAGTGGTAAACTTGCTGCTTAAATAGAGTAATTTATCGATTTTTTTAGTCATATTACTCCCTTATGGTACTAGGCCTACCACCCTGTGATGGATCAGCTGCTGAACCTGCAATATTTGCAGGTATTCTAATTGTATCATTACCAGTTAAAGTTTGATACCGTAATTCTATTCTAGCTTCATTTGGTGTTATAATACCACCATTTACTAGTGTGCTATAATATTTTGCTATTTCGCCTATATCAGGCTGTAATGCGCTAATATTACCTGTTATTGCTTCTACATCATATCCAAAATATCTTTCAACTGCAGAAACATATAATTTAATAATTGGTAATACTGTTTCTAAATAAAATAATCGTAAATTAGGAGCAATATTAGCGTTATTACCTCCAATTAATAGTACAGGGGGAACCCCTATACTAGTCATTATACGTTCACTATGTGTGCGTATAGCTTTATCAAAATCTAAGTCACTAAAATTTTGATCACTTAATCTATGTGGTTTTAAGCCGCTGTCTAATATAATTGGTCTGCGGCCCCCTAACTTGCTATTATATCGTTGTTGCCAGTATATTAAAGTTTTTTCTTTAGCTTGTGGACTTAGTGTATTTTCGCTAGTAAGTACTAGTCCAAATATTGTGCCATTTTCGAAAAATTTTTGTTGAAATTCTTGCATAGAATACAAGATTTCAATATTACTTAAACATGCCTCTAGTCTAGAGGCACCTCGATAAATTGAATTACTATTAATATCTTTAAAGTAGAATACTTCATTTTCAGGAAATGTTACTCCACTATTATATTTATATCCACGTATAAATGTTTTAGAATCGGTAATAATTTCTACATTATCTGCTGGTAGATGATACATAAATACACCATCAAAATGTATAAATGCATTACCATCTAACAGCAAATCTTTAAATAACTCACGACGAAAATCTTGGGCGCTTTGATAGGGATTAGGCCTAAAATTTAATAATGTATTTAATGATTTTTGTCTAATTCCTGCTATTACGCCCTCATGTACTTTATCTTTTATATCGTAATCTAATGAGCTACAGGCACTAACTACCATGTTTACTGCTCTATTAACGCTATCAATATTACGAAAGGCATTTCTATAATTTACTATGCGTTGAGTGCTCTGTACACTACTACCTTCATCTGCAGAAATTGCTGCTTGTGCTGGATTTAATTTTTCAACTATCCAACCTCTCAATTTTTCTAGTGCCACTTATTAGGTCCCCTGTAAACTCTTCAAACAAAGGAATGCTACCTCGATATCCACTAGTGCCTGAGATATGTTTTTCGCGTTGTATTTCTATCCAGCGCTGTTGTTTAGTAACCGAGCTAGGTAAAGGACTTTTACCATAGATTCCATGCAGCTGTACATGATGTCTATTACATAAGGTATAGACTAATTCATATATTTCTGAATGATGACTACTAATAAACTCGTCGCGAACACGTAATATTCCGCTATCAGTACTAACATCATAGTTATTAGCTTTTGCCCATATTTCTAGAAGATAGGTAATGCTATGTAGATGATGTAATTCTAGTTCAGTTGTACTGTTACATATATAACAACTAGTTTGTTTTTCGTAAGCGCGTTTAGCTTTGTCTCTAATCCATTTAACGGCTATTCTTTTATTAGTATTTGTGGCCATAATTTTTTAATTCTATATTTAGGTATTTTAACCTAAAACCAGGCAAAAAGTCAATACCATTTTTTTATACCATGTAGCTATATAATGCATATCTAAGTGCATCTGCTATATGACTATGACTATCATGTTTAGGGCGTTCTCGAACGAGACCTTCGCGATCGTCCCAACGATACTGATCTAGCATAGCTATAACATGTGTACAATTTTTAAGTACGCGCAATCTTCCTTGTTGTATAATTGTTTGTACAAAAGCTATGCCAGGTAACACATCTTTTTTTGCACGTGTAGTTGCTATATCATAGGTATATGCAAGATCACTACTAAATTGTGCTGCTGCACTGTCTATAAATATTACTTCGGGATTGTATTTATTAATAATTTCGTGAAATTGTTGGGCATGTTGAGCAGTACTTAACTCTGACTTGCAGTAATCTTCAACTACCCAGTATAAATCAGTACTAGGATCATAAATAACAACAACAAATGCTGTAGCATCTCTAAAACCTGGATCGCAGCCACTAAAAGCTTCGCCTCGAACTGTAGGAGGTAATTCGTCAATTATATACTCTGTTAAGAATCCCTCATATATTTGACCTAAATAGCTAGTAAATGATGCTTCATACTCTTGTTCAAACTCGGCTTTTGGCATTGAGCGTCGAGCCTCTAGAACATCTGAAGCACTCATACGAGTATTTTCGGTATAATCTGCTTGTATACTTATCCACTCTGGAAATTTATCATCAAACCCGCGATTCCAGAACTGACTAAACCAATTTTGTCGACCTCTAGGCGTTGAAATAAATAAAGCTTTGCTGTTTGGTTTATCTAGTGCAGGTCGTAGTGCAACATTAAAAGCTCGCTCGCCATGATCTGATAGTGCAGCTTCATCAAATATAATAAGATCATAAGACCTACCTACGGTACTGTCAACTGTAGTAATTGATCCCATACGTATAGTACTACTATTTGAAAGTTCAATTACTTTATCTTTTAGATTATCTCGTTCAACTTCTAGATCAAAATGCTTAATAAATTTACGCTGTAACTCAAAACTTATTGCAGATAGACTATAATTAGGAGATATTATAAGTACATTTGAATTTGGTACTAATGTTACTAATTGACCAATAATATTTGCTATATAAGTTTTGCCTAATCTTCTGGCAAGCGCTGCACAGATAAATCTATATTTAGGATTATTAGTAGCATTAATTAATGCAATTTGGGGTCTATTAATAGTATCATATAAACCCATTAATCGTAAATAATTATCTATTGGTAGTTTTATAAATCTATTTGCTGTTGGATATTCTGTAATAATTTCAGTATTTATATCAGATCTACTAACTATTAACATAATATATTCTTTTGCTACACTTCTCCACTAATTAATTTATGTATTAACTGTGAATATTTAGTGCCATCATCATTAATTTGTACATTTACTTGTCGTTGAGGTACATTATCAACACGTAATTTTTGTAATTGTATTTCACGATCTATTAAATCCATACTCATTTTATGGCTAAGATGTAATAAATCAGCAATATCTTTTGAACTACTAATGTCAGCTTCTTGTAGTTCTTGAAATTTGCGTTTAATAATTGCATCCATAGCTCGACGCATTAAAAATCTATTATTATAACCCATATCAAAAAATACACGATCTATATAACCACGAACCTCCGGCCTAGATAATATTTCACATACTCGTTCTAAGGGTATTTCTAGTTGTTGAGCTACTAACTCCGAACTATGTGAAGTTAAATATGAATTAGCTACTTCTAGATACTCAGGACTAATATGTAAAGTTTCTGCGGGCAAATGAGTAGTCATACTTGCTCCACTAGGGTTTATAAAAACGTCTCACAGGAACAACTCCAAGGTTAAAATTTTTTACAGTTTTGATTATACCATATAGATAAATAAAAATCAAGTAATAGTTTTAGCACCCTATTTAATTACAAAAATTTTTATGTGGTACGCATGCAGGTGGGCCCCACGGTTATAAATATTATAACTGTCTAATAACCCCCCTATATTGTATAATTCTATACTTAAAAATTCTATAATAGAATTTTTTCCGATAAACGGTAGATATTAGCTAACAGGCGGAAAAATTTGCTATTGACTGCCAGGCCCAGGCAGCCTACAATAAAGACTCGACAAACCACTAGGAGTAACTAGAAATGATGAGTACTACTAAAACTGTGAACTATACTGCAGAACAAACAGCTAGTATTGTAGAACAATACAAGTCTGGGGTTTCTGTAGATCAGATTGCAAAAACAATGGGTAAAACAGTACGTTCAATTGTAGCAAAACTTAGTAGAGAAAAAGTTTATGTTGCAAAAGAATATAAAACAAAGAACGGTGAAAGCCCGGTAAAAAAAGATGTTCATGCAGACTTTATCGGGCTTGCACTCAAGCTTTCAGAGAATGATATAGATTCTCTTACTAAAGCTAATAAGTCAGCGCTGCGTGCAATATCCGATTTTATCCGTAACGTTGGCAACTAAAATTTACCTATAGGAGGTGTAGGGGTTAATAACCCCTACTAAATAATAGATGAAAAATTTTGCATTAGTTAATACTAATACTCAAACAATTAAATTTTCTCGTGTTGCTCAAGTTACTTGTAATAATTCATTAGAATTTTTTGTTGTACCTACAAGCTATAAATCACTTATTTGGCTTATAACTAATAAAATTGTTGGGCATAAACTTACGAATCCTGCTTATAATAAAACATACAAAACCTTAACTGGAACAATGGAAGAATAACTAAACACTATAACTTAATTTAGTTCCACGTGGAACTAGGTTATCAACTATATAATCGATAACGTTATAGTTACTATAACGTTGGCGCCAAATTTTATCATAAAATTTGGGAGGCTGTCAAGGGTTTTTGCTGCCGTTTGTCGGCTGCTGCTAGCTATTAGTCGGCTGATGTACGGTAGGATATACCTGATAGATGGTTGCTTTTTGGTCAAAAGTACTGATATACTTGTGCGACTGGTACATAAGGAAACGTTATGAAAAAGGTAAGAATTTATGATATGGATGGAACAATTGTTTGTAGTATGCATAGATATCGTACTATTACTGTCGATAATATGGAACGTATTGATATATGCTATTGGCGTGAAAACGAGCATAGGGCATTGGGGGATTCTTTGTTACCCTTGGCAGAACAATATAAACTCGATATCAATGATAGCAACTGTATTGTTATTATTGCTACTGCCCGTATTTTGCGTACCGCTGATTATACATTTATTGATAACATACTAGGTACTCCAGATTATATTATTAGTCGAAACGAATTTGATACTCGTTCTGGTTCTACTATTAAAATCGAGGGATTAATCAAGTTTTTTGCACGACATAAAGAAACCTTTAAAGACGTTATATTTTATGAGGATAATGTAGCGTACTTAAAATCTGTATGTGATTATTTTAATATTCGCGGCATTTATATTCCATCTAAACAAGGACACTAGTAATGGAAACCATATCAACTTTAAGAACAAAATTACGCAAACTTTTTATAGAGATTTATGGATTTGAACCAACTTTTGGTTCAAGTTACGACTGGCAAAATAAAGATTGGCTTATTAGAATGTACAATAGTTTATATAAAGAGTTTCATAGTTTACCTGAAGAATTAAATCAGGATATGTCTATGACAAAGGCTACAATTAGAAGAATTAAATAAAATAACAAATCTAGTTCCACGTGGAACTAGATTATCAACTATATAATCGATAACGTTATAGTTACTATAACGTTGGCGCCAAATTTTATCATAAAATTTGGCGGGCTGTCAAGGGTTTTTGCTACCGTTTGTCGGCTGCTGCTAGCCACTAGTCGGTTGATGTATGGCAGGGTAGACATGACAGATGGTTGCCTTTTGGTCGACAGTGCTGCTATACTGTGTTTTTTACTAACTGAACCAATAGGTTATAAACAATGAAACGACAATATTATGCAATTCTAGATACTGAAACAACTTTAGATGATACAGTT